ATGATTGCCGAGACGAGCGGCTGGATCACGGCCGAGACCGCGAGCAAGGTGTATGCCAGCATGGCCGGCCAGGTGGGCATCGAGATCGACGCGGCCGAAGAGATCAAAACCGCCGCAAGGAAGGCGGGCGATAAGGTAACGGAAGACTACGCGGCGCGCGAGGCGGTCATAGAGCAAGTCGTGGCGCGACTTGAGAAGAAAAACCCCCGGCTGAGAGTCGCATGACCCGGAGAGAGCAGGCATATAACCGGCGGCTCAAGGAGCTGATCAAAAAGACGGACAGGCTCGCGGATAGAGAAGTCGAAAAGGTGCTGGGATTTCTCGAGCAGGCAAGGTCCGAAGTGGCGGCCCGGGTCGCATCGACCGAGTGGCAGGCGCATTACATCCCGGAGCTCAAGGAGGCTGTTGAAAGGGCGATCGAGGCATTCAGGCAGCGGTATTCGGCAGGGCAGAAAGAGGGTCTGGCCAACATCTGGAACGCCGGAATAGACAGTATCGACGCGCCGCTTCAGTATGCCGGGATCAGAAGCGGCGCCCCCGAGATATCGCGGACCGTGCTCGAGGTGATGCAGGGATATTCCGCCGATCTGATCAACGGGCTCTCATCGGATGCGGTCAAGAAGATCAACAGCGAGCTCGTTCTCGGCGTGATGGGCGGAAAAACGCCCTATGAGACCATGAAGGCGATCGGCCGGAGCCTGGACGAAAAGAGCGTATTCAAGAGCCTGGGTCATAGGGCCGAGGCCATCACGCGCACGGAGATGGCCCGCGTGAACAGCGCGGCCCGGGAGGCCCGGATGCAGGCGACGGCGGAGGCCGGCACCGAGCCTGCCATGAAGTGGCAGAAGAAATGGATCGCATCGGGCAAGGCGCACCCCAGGGAAAACCATGCGGCACTTGATGGCAAGATCGTGGATGTCAACGAGGATTTTCCGGGGGGCATCCCCTACCCGCATGCACCGGGGCTTCCGGCCAAGGAGGTCGTCCAGTGCGGCTGAACGCACGTGCTGACTTCTCCGGACTGGGAGGAGCTGCCCAAGACATGGGAGGCGGTGCCTTACCAGGAGCGGGCCATTTATGATTAACAGTCTATGAAGGAGGTAAAGGTAATGACAGAGCAAGTGAAGCCAAATGGCGGGGGACAGGGAAAAGAAGAAGAGCAGCCGAAAAATATGCCGGGGAACCAGGGCGGTCCGGAGAGCACCAACACCGGAGATTTCAAGGGCCTGATCGCCGAGGCCTGCCGGGCATACGGCATCGACAAGAAGTTCGTGCTCTCTTCGCGCATGGACGGCGATGCGGCGATCATTGTGACGCAGGGCGGCGCCAAGGTGCAATACCGGAAGGGCGACGAGGTGGAAAAGCTGAGCCCGATCCGGGTAACCGGGGTCAATCCGGAAAACGAAAGGCGCAAGCCTGTGGCCGGCAAAGGAAGCCGGCACGCCAAGAAATAAAACCACCGGGAGGGTTTTTCTATGCTGTATACGAAAAAAAAGCCGCCCGACTGGCTCAAGAACCTGCCCAAGGGCGCGATCGGTATCGGGGTCGAGGTGTTCAACAATGTATTTGGTGATACCAAAGACGAGGACCGGGCAAGACGCGCGGCCTGGGCGGCGATAGAGGCCAAGTACAAAAAAGGAGAGGACGGCGAATGGCGGGCGAAAGAGGCCATGACCGGTGCGGAGAGGAGCCACCCTATCCGGTTCAGGGCCGCCCGGCAGGTGGACGAACAGGGCCTGGTGTGGGAAGCGATATTGATCGCGCCGGGGCTGAGTTCCGGATACCCACGATTTTACTGGACAGACGAGGTCTTGTCCGCTGCGGCCGGTGTGTTCCAGGGCGTGGACATCAACGCCTATGAGCTGACCGCGGATTTTTTCACCCACCTTCCTATTCCCAACCTCGAGATCCTGGATGATGTCAAACGGTACCTGGTGGCCAAGAAGGTGGGCTGGGTCGAGAAGACCTGGTGGGCCGAGAGCGAAGGCATCAAGGCGACCATCCGGTTTTTCAAGGAGGCCGCGTGGCTGCCCAAGATGATCCAGCAGGGCATGAACCAGGGAAACAGCGAGGTCCTGGGCTTATCGATCGATGCAAGAATCCAGGGCATGGAGGTCGTAGTGGACGACTTCTCCGTGGTCTGGGTCACAAAGATAGTGTCCGCAAGCAGCGTGGACGTGGTGACATATCCGGCTGCAGGCGGGAAGTTTATCCGGGCCGTTGCGGGCCTTGGCAAAAACCACAAAGGAAAGGAGACGATCATGGATAGAGAAGAGCTTCTTAAGTTAATCGAGGAGTCCCGGCCGGAATTGCTCGAGGGCAAAGACAGGGCCGCGCTCAGCGATGATGAGATCAAATCGCTGGCCCGCATGGCAATGGAAAAGCCCAAGACAGACGATGGCGGGGACAAGAAGGGCCCTGTGAAGGATCCGGCCGACGGCGGGGATAACGGTGACGGCACAAAAGATCAGCGTGCCGCGCAGGCGGCCCAGCCCAAACCTGTAACCCAGGAGGACATTAACAAGGCCATCAAGGATGCCACAGGCGCCCAGGAGAAACGGGCCGCATGCGGCCGCATGCTCGATGAGGCATTGAGCGCGGACGATAAGCTCCCGCCGAATATGGCCAAGCGGATCCGCAAGCAGTTCGAGGGCAAAGTGTTTACCCGGGAGGAGCTGGATGCCGGCATCAAAAATGAGAAAGAATACCTGGCCGCCATGAGCGGACCCAGCCTGGACCTGGGCGACCAGACGCGGATCAATGTCGGTTATCGGAGCCTGGACAAGGCCCAGATGGCCGTAGATCGCATGTTCGGGCTTTCCAGGGACGATATGGTTATGTGCGCCCGGCTGGACAGACTGGATCACAAGCCGTTTTTCGAGGACATGCGCGCGGCCCAGGACTATGACAAGTTCGACGAAGTGCCGCCCTTCAGGGGCCTCCGGGAGATGTATGAATTTTTCACCGGTGATTCCGAAGTAACCGGCCGGTTCAACCACAAGGCGCTCTCAAAGGACCTTCGCGCGGCACAGGATATCACCAGCGCGACGTTTTCCTATGTGCTGGGGAATACGCTCTCCAGGCGGCTCGTGCGCGACTATCGCGAGATCAACTTCCAGGAGGACCTGCTCATCTCCATCCGCAAGCCGGTCAAGGATTTCCGGCAGCAAGAGGCCGTGATGGTGGGTTATTTCCCTGATCTTGCCACGGTGGACCCGGAGGCCGCGGATTATGACGAGATCTCCGGCGTGACCGATGAAGAGTCTACCTACGCGCTCATCCAGAAAGGTAATATCCTGACCATCACCCGGAAGACCATCATCAACGATGACATGACGCTCATCGACCGGCTGGTGAGACGGCTGGGGCGGACCGCCAGGCGGACGCACGCCAAGTATGTATGGGCGTTTTTCACGGCAAACGCCAACTGCTCCGACGGGACCGCATGGTTTACCTCCGGGCATGGCAACCTGACTACGTCCGCGCTCGCGTTTGCGACAGCCCTGGCTGCCTATCAGGCCCTGGCCAAGATGACCGAGAAGGATTCCGGCGAAAGGATCGGCATGCTGGACGACCCGAACCTCAAGCCGACCCTGGTCTATCCGATCGATCTTATCGCAACCGCGGAACAGATCATAAACGACGATGATTATTTCTCCTCGAACGATCTGACCACCAAGACCAGGAATCCGGTCAAGGGCAAGATCAAGGGCGCAATGGTGTCCCTGCTTACGGATACCAACAACTGGGGCCTCCTGATGCCGCCGAGCGAGGTGGACATGGTGGAGATGGGCTACCTCAACGGCCGAAGTGAACCGGAGATGTTCGTGGCCGACACCCCGCAGAGCGAGCAGGTATTCGTGGCTGACAAGATTCGCCACAAGATCCGGCACGAGTATGCCGGCGCGCTGGTGGACTTCAGGAGCGGCTACGGCGGCGTGGTGGCATAAAGACACGGCCTGACATGATTTGACACGAACTGACAACAGCCAAAAAAAGGGAGGTTTTGAAATGAAAAGATCAAGAGGCATAACGCTGCTGTCTCTCATAACGCTCGTTGCATTCGTAGCGATTGCCGTGTTTGCAACGCAATGTGCGGCAGCCGAGTACTGGAAAAACAAATATGTGCGGTTTTCCGCCACGGCCGGGGAGACATTGGCGACCGGCGATACTGTTTGCATTAAAGGCTCCGATGGCAAGGCCTATAAGGCGGACGCAAACAGCTCCAGCCTGAGGCCTGCGGTGGGCATGATCGGCAAGGGAGGCGCGGCGAATACGACCGTTGAAGTCATCCCGCTCGGCGTTCTTGCGGGCCAGACCGCCATATCGCCGGGGGCACGGCTTTTCCTTTCGGAGACGGCGGGTGCACTTACGACCACTGCGCCAACAAATGCCCAAGCTATGGGTTTCGGCGCGTCTGTAGTGTCCGCCAGTTCGACAACGGATTATTTTATCAGCATCATGATCCCGACCAGTTCGGGGGCCGGATATTAGCCGGTGAGGCTTTATCGTCCCATACTGCTTGCGGCCGTGCCGGGCCTGGTGTTCTGCATCGTGCCAGTGCCCGGCATCAGCCTGCGGCTTTCGTTTCAGCTGGCATCCATATGGCTGGCTGCGGCGGTATTTACGTCCGTGCTCACAAGCTGGTGGTGGAGAGCGTTTTTCGTGCTGGCGCTCGCCCAGGCGGTCTCCGAGGCGCCGGCACTACATGTTTACATGCCGCTCCTGATGATTGCCGTCTTTCTGGCGGCAGCCCAGGGATTCAGTAAAATCAGGCATGTTCAGGTCATGAACGCCATGCGTGTCGCGGCATTGATGCTCACCGCATGGATTGTCCTGCAAAGGCTCGGCGCTGTAACAGATTTCAATATGGGGAACCAGGTGGCGGGGCCTTTGAATGCCGACGCGGCGGGGGTATTTCTGGCCCTGTGCCTGCCGGCATTTATCCGTTACGGGCTGATCCCCCTGGCGGCAGTTGTCGTAATCGGCCTGTTTTTATGCGCCTCTACGACCGCCATGATTGCAGCATCAACGGGCATTGTTTTTTTTATATTCTTATGGAGATGGCCGGGGGTAACGGATTCCGGCGGTCGCTTCGCCATAAGGGCGATATCCTTAATGGTCGTGATAGCCGGCATGATGGTCTTCTTTCAGATTTTCGACCCCATTGAAAACACGCTGCAGTGCCCCAGATGGCAGGCCTGGAAGCACATCGCATGGTCTTTCCGGTCCGAGGCGTTCGGCAGGGGGCTCGGATCTTTTCAGGATATATTTCCGCTGCTGATCTCGGGAGACGCGCGGCTTTCTTCTATGGGCTGGTGGAAGCATGCGCATAACGAGTATCTGCAGGCCGCATTCGAGATGGGGCTCCAGGTAATGGTCCTTATCGTCGCCTACCTTCTGGCCTTCGGCTATCGCGCCTGGCAAATAAGAAAGTCGCTTTCCCGGGAACAATGTACTGTGATCGCCGGCATTACTACGCTGGCAGTATCGTGCCTCGGCTGGCATACGTTTCATGTCGCACCATTGGCGCTCCTGGGGGTTGCCTGGCTGGGCCTGGCACATAGGGAGATAATATGAGCACGTTATTTGATTATACCGAGGCCATAGAGGTCCTGGCACCGGGCGAGCACCCGGTGGATGAGGCCAAGCTGCAGACGGCCAGGGAAAAGGCCGTGGCCAGGGCGATGGATGCGCACTCCAGGCACAAGCCGGTGGTCGTGGTGGAGGACGTCGACGGCGACGGCGGCTTTGATTATGCGCTCTCAGGCCTTGCCTCCTGGGAGGACAACTTCAGCGTGATCCGCCAGGTAGAATACCCGGTCGATGACGACGATGAAACACCGGGAATCCTGGAGGACAATGAATGGGCAATTTATGAAAAACCTTCCGGCCGGGTCCTGAGAATGGTCTCCAGCACGCCGCAGACCGGTGAGAGCATCCGGGTGACTTATACGGCGCGGCATGCCTGCACGGTATCCGACTGCTCGGTGGATGCCGGCGACGAAGAGGCGGTGCAATCCTTGGCTGCGAGTTTTTTCTGCCGGATCCTATCGGCCATGCATGCCCAGGATCAGGACTCCACGATCGATGCGGACAGCGTGGACCATGCCGGAAAGCGCCGTGAATACGAGGCCCTGGCAAAGACCTATCGCGGCGAGTATTACAACCACATGGGCATCAAGGAAGGCCGGCCCAAGCCGGCCAGCCACACCCAGGACCAGGACGTGGACTATCCCTGGGGTCAGGACCGGCTGACCCATCCCCGGCGGAGAAGGTAATGGAAACCGAGGTCATTTACAACATCACCGAGGTGCGCGAGCTCGCAAGGCGCTACCCTGAGCTGGTCCGGCAGGAAAGCCGGCGGGTCATGGACCTTATCGTGCGCCGGCTTGAAAAGGACGTGGTGGAGGGAACCCCTAAGGGCGTGGGTGGCCAGGCGGGCCTGGCGGGATCCACCCAAGGCGAGGTCGTTATGTTCGGGCAGTCCGTCCGCGGCATGGTGGGCCAGCCCCTGGAATACGGCGAGGTCGTGGAGCTCGGAAGACGGCCCGGAAAGGCCATGCCGCCGGTGGAGCCGATCGCGCTCTGGGCCAGGTCAAAGCTGGGCGTGCCCGCTGATGAGGCGAAATCCGTGGGCTTTGCCATCGCCCGGAAGATCGCGGAGAAGGGTTTTGAGGGTGCGCATATGTTCGAGAAGGCCTGGAACAGGAACGAGGCCTGGATCCAGTCGCAGCTTGGAACCATTCCGATGCGCGTACAACGGAGGCTTTCCGCATAATGGCGCTGTCATCGATCATCAGCGAGGCAAAGAACGTATTCGAGGGCGTGACCGGCCACGGCATTGTCCATGAATACGAGCGATGGTCCAAGAACTGGTCGACTCTCTTGAATCTTTTCAAGGACTCAAATAGCAGGATCAACGGGCTGACCATATCACGGAAGGGCACGGCGCAGCGGCAGGCGACGATCGGCGAGGTGGAAAAGGCGCATGTGCTGCGTATCCAGGCGGTCTATGGGCTCAATGACGCGGATGGGTCCGAGACGACATTCCAGTCGCTCCTAGAGGACTATGTGGCGGCGTTCAATGACGATGACAACAAGACCCTGAACAATACATGCCTGACCATCGATCCGGACTGGGGGCCGATGGAAAATGCGGTGGGCCTGCAGATCGATGACGTGACCACGCGGATATTCGGGACGGTTCTCTGTCATCATGCGGACATGAGGCTGTGCGCCATAGAAACAATCAGCGTTTAAGGAGGCGATGTTATGTTTACACTCAAAAAGGGGGCCGAGTCTTTCCAGGTGGTGGACGGACCGCTTGCCGGCAAAAGATATGTGAGGGGCAAGGCATACAAACAGGTGCCGCCGGAAGAGAGGGCCAAGTTTGAAGAGATAAAGCCGCCCGAAGCCAAAGACAAAAAGGCGGCGCCTTCAGGAGCAAAGGCCCAGGCTCCGGACAAAGAGAGCTCGAAGGGAGGGGATAAACCATGAGATCATATCGCGCAACGCATAATCTGGTCGCCGTTTCCGCTAACAGCAAGGAGACGGCCATCAATACTGAGCAGACTCTTGATACCTCAATGCTGGTGGCACTGGAAGACGTGATCAATCTGGAGCCGCGCCGGGAGAGCAACGCAGACGAGTTGACCGGAAAAGAGGAGGCGGATGCCGTGTATGATCTGGGGAATATGGCGGCAGCCGCTTTTAATTTCGCAAAGGCCCAGCCGCAGCATTTCGCCTTCATTTTGGCATATGCGCTCGGCGCGATCAGCACTGCTGCGGCCGGTACCGGTTACGAGCATACGATCACGCCGATCGAAGACGACGAAGATGCATACAGATCCAACCCGTCCTTTACGGCGGCCCAAAGATTCGGGAAAACCGTTGTCAAACGTCGCTTCGCGTCCATGTTTGTGGATTCTTTTGTGGCCACGTTCGCCAAGGATGACTGGTGTAAGATCGTCGGGCAGTGCAAGGGCACGGGCAAGGTATCGGACAATGTCTATGAAGAGACGATAAGCGCGGCGCCGGATGCCACCTCTCTTACGCTGGCGGCGAACGCCGTCGAGGGCGCAGACGCCGCGGAGCGGCTCGACAATGTCCAGCGGATCCGCGTGGAGCTCTCGGCGGATGAATGGACAGAGGTGGAGTACTCCGCGGTCTCCGCGGCAACGCCGGCCATAATCACCATATCCGCGCCGGGGTCCCCGGGAAGCAATGTGGACTACAAGGTGCTTTATATCCCCACAGAGCCTGCGTGGGCGACCTTTCCTGCACGGGTGACCGAAACGCCGCTCCGGGTGAGCCAGCTGACCTTCAAGCTGGGCGGCGCCTGGGACGGGAGCGCATTCCAGGGCGGCCGCGAGATGGATGCGGAGATTAGGACCATCGAGTGGAACTTCAATAACAACGGCGATATCGAGTTCACGCCGGGGGCGGGCGACGCCTATGCCTCGCGCTATTTCCGGAACAACCGCATGCAGACATTGCGGGTGGGTCGGGAATTCCGGAACTACATCATCCAGCAGCATATCGACGACAACGACACCTTCGGCGTTTACCTGCTCGCGGAAGGGGCGATTTACGACTCCCCGCACAAATACCAGGTGGAGGTCATCTTTCCGCTGTTATCCGTTTTGTCCGCGCCGATATCCGTTGACGGAAAACGCGTTGCAGAGGCCGGCGATCTCATCATCCTGGAAGACGACACCTATGGCAGCGTGATTGTCAATGTCAAGAACCTTCAGAGCACATATGCAGCATAAGGGAGGAATGAAAAATGCCGAGGGTACTAAGCAAGGAGACTTATGAGCTCAGAATCCAGGACAACATCTCCGGGAGCGAGCTCGTATTCTATTACCGGATGCCGACGACGCAGGAGCGCATTGCCTATCAGAACGAGGGCACGCAGAGAATCAAGAACAAGCTCGTGTTCCGGACAGGGCAGACAAGGCAGAAGTTCGGCGCAAAGATACTAAGGGGTATCCGAAAAGATGATTTTATAGTTGAAAAAGACGGCAAGCCCGTCGATATATCGAGCATGCCCGACTGGAAGGAGCTGATCGAAGAGCATGCGATGGATCTGGTCGAGCTGCTCGCTGCCCATGTGTTCGAGAACTCGGCTGAGGCCCTGGAAGACGCAGAGGATGTTGAAAAAAACTAGCCGAAGACCTCCGGGCAATCCGCAAGGGGGTCTGCAGCGATGAAGACAGAGAAAAATGCGAAATCGAGACCGGAGACAATATCGGATGGGCCTGCGCCAACTGCCCAAAGGCGAGGGCGGAAGACCTTCATCCCTATACGCAAAAGCTTCTCCGGATCCGGCTTCTCCGGATCGCGGGGTATCCGTTCAGTGCAAATGATTTAACCCCTGAAGAATGGCTGGACCTCGGAAAGGTTGCACAATGGTTGGAAGCGCCGGAACCATTAAAGTAGAAATCCACGTAGACGACAGAGGGACCGTGACGGTCAAGCGGTTCGAGTCCGAAGTGGAAAAGACCGGCCGCAAAGGGGAGCGGGCATTCAGGCGGACGGGGCGCAGCATCGGGGACATGAACAAGCGCCTGGCAATTACCAATACCGCCATGCTCAAGTTGAGCGGCCTGATAACAACGCTGGCCGGCGCATACGGATTCTTTAAATTGATCAGCATGATCAATGAAACGAGAAAGGCGGCATCTGATCTTCAAGAGGCAACAAATAAATTCAATGTGGTGTTCGCGGGCCAGGTTGACCTGGCATCGAAATGGGCGAGTGAGCTCCGGGAATCTTATGCCATGTCGAGGAGGGAAACCAGGCAATACCTGTCTTCAGTGCAGGATCTTCTGGTTCCTATGGGCATGATGCGCGATGAGGCGGGCAGGCTTTCCTTCGAGATCGTCAAGCTCTCTGCGGACCTCGGGAGCTTTAACAACCTTCCGACCGCAATGGTCATGGCCGATATCCAGTCGGCCCTGGTAGGCAATTTTGAGACCATGAAAAAATACGGCGTCGTGCTCAACGCCACGATCGTCCAGGAAAAGGCGCTCGCGCTCGGCCTGGCAGAAACCAAAGACCAGCTTACCGCGGCGCATAAAGCGCAGGCAGCATATAAACTGATGGTCGAGGGTTCACGGGCCGCGATCGGCGATATGGCGCGGACTTATGATGACCATGCAAACCAGATGAAACAACTGGAGAGAAACATTGAGGATCTGTCAGCGGCCTTTGGGGAAAAACTCCTTCCGATGATAACAAGCGCTATCAAGAAGTTTAATGAGCTGGCGGATGCGTTGGGCATCGGCAATGAGGAATTAATGAACCCCCTGGTGCAGCAAAGAGAGCGGCTGGAGAGAGAGCTGCACAAATATGAGAGGACGGCAGAGATATTGTCATGGATACCCGGAATTGAGACGCCTGAGGCGGTCAAACGCCAGATAGAGCTCGCAAAGCTGCGGCTCGACATGATCAATGAAGCGATCGAGCAATATCAAAAAGAAAAAGCCGCCAGGAAAGCGAAGGACGGCGGAAAGCCAACCCCTGCCGGCGCCGCCGGCGCTGGCGAAAATCTCATCCAGAAGCTTCGCAAGGAGGCATACGCCGAAGACTTTCAGCGCCTTCAGGCGGTGATGGATGCCCAGGATAGATATATCCAGGAGGGCCTCGAAGACCTCGAGGAGATCAACAAAAAATCCAAAGAAGTCTTTGACGATGATATGAAAAATGCCGTCACGGGCTGGGCCAACAATTTCAGCCATGAACTGACAAACATGGTCTGGGAGGCGGATATCAGCTTCAAGAAAATACTGGAATCCTTCGGCCGGATGGTCACGCAAATGGCCATGCAAAAGATGATCGTGGACCCAATGCTGGGGTGGTATTTCGGCAAGGGAAGCGCGCACGGCAATATATTTGACAGGGGCAGGCTTTTGCCTTTCGGCCACGGCGCCGTGATCAATCATCCGATGGTCTTTCCGATGGCGAACGGCGCAGTTGGCTTGATGGCCGAGAAAGGCCCCGAGGCGATCATGCCGCTTAAGCGCACACCGAGCGGGGACCTGGGCGTTAAGGCGGAGCCGGCCGCTGTCGAGGTAAACATCTTCAACAACGCATCCGGCACCGAAGTCAAGACCCAGGAGCGCGTAAGCGCCCAGGGCGGGCGGGCAATCGATGTAATTATAGACGAGATCGTGGCCGCCAAGGTCGGCCGCGGCTACACCCACAACGCCCTGAAGCAGGTCTTCGGAATGCAGCCCCGGGTGATGGGGAGGTGATATGGCATCATGGCCCGGCACACTTCCGGATGATCCGTTAAAGCAGGCCTATGAAGAGACCTTCCAGGATCAGGCCCTGCGCACCCCGATGGACGCAGGGCCGGACAAGCTCAGGCGCAGGTTTACCGCCGGCGTCAAATATTTTCGTTTCCGATTCAGGCACACCAAGACCCAGGTGGCGACGCACATGACGTTCTATGAAACGACATTGAGCGCCGGCTCGCTTCCATTCGACTGGACCCACCCGCGGACTGGCAGCGCCGTCGAGTTCCGGTATGTGGGCCCGCCCAGGATAAGCGGCGGCGGCGGAAACAGTTTTTTTATAAACGCGAACATGGAGATTCTGCCATGAGCAGAGACCTGTCCCTGACATTTCGGGAGGCGATCAATGCGCA